GCTGATCCTTCCGCACCAGACGCCTTTGTGCGTGGAATCATGGAGGGCGTTGAGTGGGTGTGGGATAATGGTCTCCTTAAAGCTCAAAAGGCTGAGCAATACAAGGAAGAAATTAACCGCGGTGCTCGCCAAGGGATTTCTGAAGAAACTGCTATTAAAGTATTTCAGAAGTTCTTAACAGACATATCGAAAAGTTAATTTTATAAATAAATAAAAAAAGGAGCTTTACATGACCGTTAAAAAGACACAACTGGACGAAAAGATCCAAACCGGTGGCGGTGCTACTGGTGTTGCGCATACAACAGACCCCGTTGACAAAAATGCAACGTTGCCTGTTGGCAATCACAACAATGGCCAACAGTCAGCAGAAAAAATTGCTGCTGTAACACCTGGCCAGGGTGAGGAAGAAACAAATTCAGAGAACAATGTTAAGCCAACAGGTAATGCTGCTGGTGGTAACAAAGCTTCTGTTGGTATGAAGAGCAGCGCAGCAGCTAACGTTAAAGAAGACGTTGAAGCTATGTTTGCTGGTTCTGAATTGTCAGAAGAATTTAAAGAAAAGGCTACTGTTATTTTTGAAGCCGCTGTTACAGCAAAAGTAAATGAAGCTGTTACAGATCTCGAAGAACAGTACAATACAGCTCTTGCAGAAGAAACAGTTCGTATTGAGCAAGAGCTGACAGAAGGTATTAATAAGTACATGGAATATGTTGCTGAGCAATGGCTCGAGCAAAATAAAGTTGCAATTCAATCTTCATTGAAGTCTGAGTTGACAGAGAGCTTTATTAATGACTTGAAAGCTTTGTTTGAGCAACATTACATTTCAATCCCTGATGACAAGTTCGACGCCGTCGAAGCAATGCAGGAAGAAATGGCTGAGTTGCAACAACGCCTCGACGGTGTCATGGAAGAAAACATGGTATTGAAGTCGGAAGTAGCCGAGTCTGCACGTACAAAGATTCTTGCTGATGTTGCTGAAGGTCTTGCTGCTACACAAGCAGAGAAGCTAACAGCTCTTGCTGAGGGTGTTGTGTTTGATGATGCGGAAAGTTTCCGCAAGAAGCTTGAGATTGTTAAGGAAAACTATTTCCCAACAGACAAGCCTACATCAGGTGCAAAGTCTCTCATGGAAGAAGTGCAAGAAGAGACCGAACAAAAAGCATCAGCTCCTGCAAATAGTCCTGTGTCGTTCTACGCACAAGCTATTTCCAGAACGGTTAAAAAATAAATCTTATAAATAATTTTAAATCCAATTAACTACAACAGAAGGGGATAGAGAAAATGCACCTTAATGAAGAAATTCAACAAAAGTGGGCTCCTGTATTGAACCACGACGATCTTCCAAAGATCGAGAACACTCACAAGCGTTCAGTCGTTGCTCAATTACTTGAGAACACAGAGAAGGCTCTTATGGAAGCCGCTGGCCATGCTCCTGGCAGCCAGTACCTTACAGAGGGTGACCTACCTGTAAACAACGGTGTCGCTGGCGGCGCTGGTTCTTATGCAACGTTCGACCCTGTGCTTATCAGCCTGGTTCGCCGTGCTATGCCTAACCTGATCGCTTATGACATCTGCGGCGTTCAGCCAATGACAGGTCCTACAGGTCTGATCTTCGCATTGCGTTCACAGTACGCAAATACAACAAACAACCAAGTTGCAGAAACATTCTACAACGAAGTTAACACACAGTTCTCTTCTGTTACTACCGGTGCTAACACACTTGGTCAGAAACAAGTTGGTGACGTTCCTGGTACTGCTGCAGGTGGCTATGCTAACCTTGCTGCTAACGGCATCTATAACTTCGGTTCTGGTATGTCCACAGCGCAAGCGGAAGCACTTGGTACAACAAGCAATACCGCTTTCCCACAAATGGGTTTCACCATTGACAAAGTTACTGTTACAGCTAAGAGCCGCGCTCTGAAGGCTGAGTACACAATGGAAATGGCACAAGACTTGAAGGCAATTCACGGTCTTGACGCTGAAACAGAACTCAGCAACATCCTGACAGGTGAAATTCTTGCTGAGATCAACCGTGAAGTTATTCGTACAATCAACGTTACAGCAACACAAGGTTGCGCTTCTGGTCAAACAACTACAGCTGGTGTATTCGACCTTGACGTCGATGCTAACGGCCGTTGGTCTGTTGAG